ACCGACAAGTGGCGTTCCCGTTGCGTCGAGGTCATCAGCAACCCCGACCTGCGGATGATCGAACGGCGATGAATCAGCGCTTGGTGATCCCTTCGATCGCAGAGCGCCAACGTCAGCGGCGGCTGGCCTACACATTCGACCCCGGCCTCCGACTGGCCGAAGAAATCGTGGCCCGACAAGAAGACGTGGAAGACGGAACCGACTTCCGCGCTCTGCTCATCGAGGCATACAAGAAGCGAAAGCGCCATGACTGATACTGAGATACGACTCACTCAATTGGAGCATCGAGTCGAGGCCTTGGAGAAGGGCCGCTCCGGCCGACGTGGCAAACCGATCCTGTGCTCCATCGAGGGCGTGTGTGGTGTTGACCCGTCCATCGACTCATCGACGTGCCAGGACGCATCGCTGTACCGGCGACAGAAGGGCTGCCTCGGTACGGCCTGTGTGACCGAGGCCTCGGAGTACTACAGCAACTACCGCAGCACCCGCGTGAAGGTCGGGAAGCGTCGGCGCAAGTAGTGAAAGCGGCCAAGCAGACGGCGTGCAGGACGTGCGGAGTGAGCCTGACGGTGGTGCACGAACGGAACTCGGCCAAGATACGCCAGGTTGACGCTCAGCCTGCAGACGATGGCATCGTGAGGGTCTTCCACGACGGTCTGGCAGTGGAGTTACCACCGAAGGAAGCGTCTCTCTACCGGCAGGCCAAAGTCGCTCTGCACCACTGGCACAAGTGCCGCCCACGCAAGCGCACTATCCCCCGCCACTGATACCGGGGTATCCTGCGCGGCCATGGCTGCCCTGCGCATCGAGGACCTTGGTTTCGGCCCCGATGAGCAAGAAATCGAAGAGTTGCGGCTGGCCGACGAGGCCGAGGCGCTTGCCGAAGCTGAGGAAGAGGGCGAAGAGTTCATCGTTCTCGACCCCGAGATGGCCGGGTTCGTGGATGAGTTGTGCAAGCGCACGATCCTGTTCTGCGAAGAGCTTTGGGGAGAGCGCTTCTACCCGTACCAGGGGACGATGAGTTACCGGCTCATCGAGAGCATCATCCTCCAAGACGCTGAAGAAATCACCGGCCTGCTCGCTCGGCAGAGCGGCAAGAGCGAGGTCGTCAGCACCACGCTGGCCGGGTGCATGATCCTGTTCCCGATCCTTGCCAAGACGTATCCGGTCATGGAACGCTTCAAGCGGGGCTTGTGGGTAGGCCTCTTTGCGCCGGTAGATGAGCAGAGTGACCTCGTTTACCGGCGCATCATCGACCGCCTCAGCAGCGAGCGCGCTGCCGCCGTGCTCGGTGACCCTGAGATTGCCCTCAAGCTCGACGCCAAGTCGCGGGTGCTGCGGCTGTCCAACGGCTCGACGTGCCGCCGTCAGACAGCCAACCCGAGGGCCAAGATCGAAGGCTCGACGTATCACGTCATCGTCATTGACGAAGCGCAGGACGCCGACACACAGGTGATCCGCAAGTCGATCCACCCGATGCTCGCCGCCACTGGTGGCACCATCTGCAAGATCGGTACGCCGGGGTACACCAAGGGTGACTTCTACGACGCCATCAACCTCAACAAGCGTCGTGCCCGCGGCAAGCGCTCCAACCATTTCGAGTACGACTACAAGGTCGTCAGCAAGTACAACCCGGCCTACGCGCGCTTCATCCAGCAGGAGAAGATTCGCTACGGCGAGGACTCCGAGTTCTTCCAGATGAGCTACGCGCTGAAGTGGATGCTCGACCGAGGCATGCTCATCACCGAGGACGATCTGGACTGGCTGGCCGACAAGTCGATGCCGCTGGTCAAGTCGTGGCACCGCACACCGTGCGTCGTCGGTATCGACCCGGCCCGTGTCAAGGACTCGACTGTTGTGACAGTGATGTGGGTGGACTGGGATCACCCGGACCCGGCCGGGTATCGAGAGCACCGCATCCTCAACTGGCTGGAGATTCACAACACGGCGTGGGAAGAGCAGTACTTCCAGATGATGGAGTTCTTGGACCCTTACGTGATCAGTCACGTCGGCGTCGATGCCCAAGGCATGGGTTCCGCCGTGGCCGACCGCATGCAGCGCCTGTTGGGATCACGCTGCGAGGTGACGCCGTTCTCTTCCGACGCCAAGAACCAGAGCGAGCGCTGGAAGCACCTGATCCAACTGATCCAGCGCCAGATGCTGCTCTACCCCGGCCACTCCAAGGCTCGCCGGACCAGAACATGGCGGCGCTTCCGTCAGCAGATGTCCGACGCTGAGAAGGTGATGAAGGGCCAGTATCTCCTCATCGAGGCACCGCACGAACGCGAGGCCCACGATGATTACGTGGACTCGGCGGCGCTGGCCTGTGCCTGCACGATGCTCGACTCGATCCCCAAGGTCGAAGTCATCGACAGCCCCTTCTACCGCTGAGTAGGATCGGGTCGTGCCTGCTCACGAGAGCCTGTCTGACCTGCAGTTCCAGTACCGGCCACCGGAGATGGGTTCCTCAGCGCACCAACTGATTGCCATCTCTGGCGCTCAGCAGGTGGGCACGATGAAATGGAACGCCGCTGGGGTGCAGAGCCTGGAAGTGTCTCATGAACTCCGGCGTCGAGGGGTCGCCACTGCCCTGTGGGGCGAGGGTCAGCGTCTGGCACAGCAGAAGAAAGGGCGCATCGTGACACCCAAGCACTCCGCCCAACGCACCAACGCTGGTGACGCCTGGGCACGGTCGGTCGGCGGCCCCCTGCCCCGCCGAGACCGCCGCTAATCCTCCTGCTCACTCGATATCGGACTATGCTCCGGCCATACCTGCCTATCCATCAAGGAGGCCCCGATGTCATACCGCCCTGAGAGCGGCTACGAGCACGCCATCGCTGTGAACAACACGCGGCGTGGTCCTCTTCGTTTCGAGGAAGGCGTTGCCACCGACACCGACATTCCCAACGACTTCGGCGTTGGTGCGTACGGCGATCCCGGTGGTGACGGTCGTGGCCGTCCCTTCACCGTTCGCAAGGACGCTGCCGAGACGATGCGCGAGCGTGCCCACGTCGGCAGCGCTTCGTGGATCGAAGCGCCGACGATGCTCAGCGACTTCGTGATCGGCGCATCAGTCGGTCAAGGCGATCCGCAATTCGAGATGGAGCTTGGCTCGGAGCGTCGTCTGATTCGTCAGAGCGCAGTCGCAGTCAGCGACTGAGCCATGGCGGCCAGGCCGCACTCATCGGTGAAGCTGGCCAAGATCACACCGATCAAGCCGAACAAGCCGACACCGAACCTGCAGCAGGGGAAGGTCCCCGGTCAGAAGGCCGCGCCTGGTCGCCCGCCGAGGAACATCGGCAAGTATCTCATCAAGGCCGATCCCGACTCGCACACCGGCTACGAGATGCTGAACACCAAGCCGGTGATCATCAGTCAGGTCGAGGACAAGTTCCTCAGCAACTGGGAGCTTCCTCCGGCACTGCAGCCCAAGTACCTGCGCAAGCCGGAGGTGATGGAGAACCAACGTAAGAAGGAAATCAGCAAGGGCTGGGTCAAGCCAAGGAGTTACCAGGGATGAGCAACGTCAACGAGCACCAGTTCGGAGAGATGCAGAGCCGCTTGTCCACGGTGGGTGGGTTCACCTACGACCCGCGCAAGCGCAACTTCGTGACCTCTGGCTACTCCGTGGCCGCTCACAAGGCTGCCGAGATGAAGGTCCCGCTCGGTGAGGGCGGTGCCCAGAAGGCGCACCTGGAGGGCTACGTCAAGGGTTCGGCTCCGATCTGGCAGGCCCAGAAGGGCCAGGGCCGTGGTCAGGAGATGATCGGCGGCTGGCGCTCTGATCACCATGACGTGATCGACCTGCCCAAGGTCTTCCCAGCCACCCCGACCGGCCATCAGAAGTCCCGTCAGGCGCAGATACTCCGCAACGAGCAGGCGTCGTACAGCCTGCACGAAGGGGCCGAGGACACCAATCCGTGGTTCACCGGCTCGTCCACGGCGTCCCCAGGGAGGTTGTCACAACAGTTCCCCGAGTTCTCTGCAGTGGTATCACGACGCCGTGATGCGGCACTCGATCCGCAGCAGTATCCGGAGATTGCCCACTGGAGCGATGCACCAGTGCGCCAGGCGGGTTACGAGCGAGAAGCAACGATCGCCAAGCGGAGAGCTTCCGGAACATGATCGCCGCAGAAGAACTCTTCCCGTCCGTCGTCGTGGATGACCTTCCAAACGCCGATCATGCGCACATCGGGGCCGTGCTCGCACGTCGGGTTCTGACAGTATTCGCCGCGCTTCCAAGCGCCGTAGCCGTTCTGTTCGCGTACTTCCATGCCCCCATCATAGCGCAAAGGAAATGATTTCCTATGCCTAGAGCCACACGACGCAATGTGACACCACCGACGAACCGGGCACTGCAGTGGCAGGACATGCCCAAGGTCGCTCGGCAAGACATCAGTGGGCAGATGGCAAACCTGGGTATGGCGAGAAGTGGTATCGCGACCCAGCGGGGGCGGCTGGAGGCGGCGGCCGCAAATCCCGAATCCAAGCCCAAGACCAGGGAGAAGGCGGCCAACAGGGTCAAATCCCTGGAGGCCATCGGGCCGCACCTGCGAGATGCCCCGATTACGCACACCAAGGCCACCAACGCCCGAGTGCGCCTGGTCGAAGAAGGCGCTCAACGCGCGCTTTCGCAGGGCACCGATCCCAAGCACGACTGGTACTTCCAGCATCACGGTCGGTTGGCCGAAGTTGCTGCCGAGACAGGCCACGACAGGTACGCCGTCATCGGCGCGTCGGCAGTGATGTCGCCGCAGAACAACCCTGAGCAGGAGCTTGCTGCAGTCAGCGCCCTGGCCCGAGGTCACGCCAATCCGGAGGCCAGGATCACGGTATCTCCACAGGCGGTTACTGCTGCGTCACACATCGAGGGCGGCAGTGTGGACCTGTCCGAGTACCAAGGTCGCGCCCTGCATCCCAGCAGCTTCTCCGCCGAACATCTCGCAGCGCTCTCCGATACCGGGGTACGGGGCCACGTCCAAGCGAGTGGCATCGACCTGGGAGAGGTTGCCAAGGGTGGCGTCAAGGGGAACGTCACCCAAGCGATCAACGTCCTCCGTGGCTCGATCGACCCGAAGCACGCCATCGACCCGCGCACGTCACCGAAGGTGTGGTCGTATCACAAGAAC